TGATATGATAGACGATGATACATACTACATTACCAATGGTACAGATTATAGAGAAATTAAAAAAGATGGTTCAGCACAAACCGGAACCGCACAAACAGCTTGTACTTCTTGTTCAAACCCACCAACCCCAACACCAATATCAACCACACCACCACCAGAATCCTATTATGATTATGTTAGATGTACAGGACCAACTTCAGGTGTATCACCAATATATTCTGTAGTCATTAGTAGTGGTGGTGCGCCATCTGGTATAACAATTGAAGGCAATTGTTTCTCACCACTTAATAGTATTCAATATACGTCACCAGCAAATTATGAAATAAAAACATATACTGGTACAGGATGTGCTTGTGATTAAAAGAATAAAAATAGTTTAAAATATAATGAAAAGAATAGAACATAAAATATTAAAATCTAATGATTATACAGGTTCATACCAAATACCCGTATTTTTAGATTCTTCCGTTGATGAAATGGGGGTTATGGTTTCATTTGACGGTGATACGGAACAAATTGAACAACTATGTAATTTCACATACAAACAATCAGGTTCAACTATTACCATATATAATTCAGTAAATCCAGATAAGTTAAGAAAAATTACAGAACAAACATTTACAATAAATTGGGGAGATGGGACAACATCTGGGTTAACGGTTAATAGTGGGTTAGTGGGAAGTAATTTACCTTCAGTTTCAAAAACATATACAGGTAGTACACAGTATACAATTAGTATATCATCATCAACACCTTGGTCAACAGAGGTACTTAAAAAGACAATTACAGTACCACAAAATATTTCAGTTACTAATCCTTTAGGTACCATTTCGGGAATAACAATACCTTATACAACACTAACAGGTAGAAGTATTAATTATTTAAATGATTTAGAGTACACTAATACAACTGGCCATACTACATTTACCTATATGGCAATAGGGGGTAGTAGAATTGGTGAATTACGTCAATATGGAACCACAGTATTTTCGGGGGTCACAACGGGTACTACGGATAATGTAATATGGAGTGGTTATACTATAGATGGATTATATTATAGGGATAGGTCAGATGGATATACCATGATAACAGGTAACACTACCGGATATACAAAAGAAGAAGTTTTTAATAAAGTAATAACAAGAAATGAACATTTTTTAGGTTTTATTGATGACCCACAGGTGTATTCTGACATTTTTGTTGAAAGAGGTAAACAGGGTGTTATGGAAAATAACTTAAGATTAGGAGAGATTGATAATATGGATGAATTAGAAATCTATGGAAATGGATATTTTAAGGTGAGAAAACAATAAAAAATATATTTATAATAAAAGTTTATGGCAGTAGGTAGTTATGGAATAGTTAGACCGGCGGATGTATCACCAGATGATGTGGATATATTCTATCATTATGTCTCAGGTAGAACCACAACAGCACCTGTCACATTAAAAAAATTAACATCAATTAGTGTCTTGACACCTGTTTATCACAATTCAGGAACGACAAACGATAATCAAGCACAGAACGTTGAAATTTTAGGTGGAATGTATAATTTAAAACTATCTGCGGACGATTTTACAGATTTAGGCATATATACACTTCATATTAGACCAAAACAAATTAGAACGACAATTACCGATTGTGGAGTTTTAGCTTCATTACCATCGGTTAGAGGAGTTGTTATTGATTTATCTAATGTACCGTCAGGTGATAGAAATAAATTTACACCACAGGGTTTAGTTGGGTATAGAATTGAATATATCAATTCATTAACCAATCAAAAAATACCTAATTTTTATAAAGTTGTAACATCGTCTTTTTATTGTACTCCCGTTACTGCTAACTTATCAAGTAGTACTCAAAAATCAGTTAGATACCAATATAGTGAAAGTGCAACGAATTTGATGTTTTTAACAATAACACCATCTTCCGCACCATCAAATAAACCGAATACGATTCCGTTTATAGGTAGTCCCGCTCAAAAGATTATTTTAACAAATACCTACTTCAACCCAACAACTATTGAGGTTGAAATGGTAGAACATGATTCATCTACATTAGCACATGCACTTTACGGTAATCAAAGTAAGGACATTGCAAATGGTGTTTACACGATTTACAATAACAATAATAATAACTCAATCTATAAACAATATAACTTATTTGAAATTAAAGATGATCTTAACGAATCATTATTTGAAGTCAGAGAAGAAAGACCAGATATAGACGAAAGTCAAGATTTTGATACAATTACAAACGTTTAATGGCAAGAAGAAAAGTTCCTAGTCAAGCTGCAAGTGGTGCTGATACGTTCAGTGATAATTTAGTAGGTGTTCAAATCACCACGGGTACCGGTCAATTGACTAATACGAACTTTAATTTAGATAATCCAATTATTCAACGTGACCCGAAAACATTTAAAACAAATCCATTTTCGGACTTTTTAACGTTAGATGATTTAAAAGGTGAAACTGAAACGGGAGAATCAAAGTCAGCAAAAACACCAAGAAAAAAGGAAATTAAATTTAAGGGTGAAAAGAAAGATGCTGCAAAATCATTATTTGGTTCATTAAATGAAAGAATTTACGTTTCGGTTAAAAATATAATCAAAAAATTTCCAGCGGGAATTTTAATTGATAAGGATAGTTACGTTACAGTAAGCGGGTTTACGGCTTTTAATATACAATATGATGTATTAACAGATACTACATTATTTAGTTTTGAATCGGGTATGTTATACAACCCATTTGATATTTCAATTCAAAAACCATTAACCAATGTTGAGGTTGTAGTTGAAAATCCATTAAGAAATTTTTATTCATCATATAAAAAATATGTTTTATATATTGATAATATTACATATGATGTTTTAACATATACAGAACCTAATATTGATAATGTATCAACATTAAAAGTAAAAGGTAATCCATTTAATGGAGTTAATGATTACAGTGATAGTATTTTAATAAGACCAAATAATGGTGTTACCGAAGAGTTTTTCTTAGGTTTAGACGATTTAGAATCTAGTCTTTTAAATAGAGAAACAACACCAATTTATACTGCAAGTTTTAATGTACCGAGAGATACGTTTGATGGTTCAAAAACTGAAATAATTTTTGTTGAACATAATTGGCCGGTGTCGGGTAAAGATAATTGGAACTTACAAATTGTAGGTTTGGATTATGAAACATATATTGAGGATTTAATTGATATTGCAAATGAAATTGATAATTATAAATCAAATTTATTTGTAAGATTTTTAACATCCCCCCAATTGTTTGAATTTGATACTGAAGATAAAAAAGCAGAATCAATTTTTCAATTATACGGACAGTCATTTGATAAAGTAAAAAAGTTCATAGACAACATTGCTTACATGAGAAATGTAAGTTATGATGGTGTTAATAACCTACCTGATATCTTATTAAAAAATTTAGCAAATACTTTAGGATTAGAAAGTGTTAATTTACTTGAAGGTAAAACACTTGACGATTTATTATATACAAAAGTAGACACACAATATGGAGGTGTTGGTTCACCAATATCGGCAACTGATGCTGAGTATGAATTTTATAGAAGATTATTGGTTAATTTGGTTCATTTGTATAAATCAAAAGGTACTAGAAAATCTATTGAATTTTTCTTAAAATTTTTAGGGGCACCAGAACCATTAATACAAATAGACCAATTCATTTATAAAGTAACCGCATTACCTAAGTCATTTGATTTAGAAAGTGATATATATGATTTAATATCAGGAACAAGAGTTACAACAACAAAAGAATTTACACTTTCAGGATACACATATACATCAAAAACAACTACGGGGTCAACAATATTAGATAGAGCGGGATATCCTGTTGAAGAAGAGTCTTTTTCACCAAGAGCAATTACGGGTACCACAGGAGACTATTTCTTTCAAAAAGGTTCTGGTTGGTATGATTTAACATTACAACATCGTTCATCATTAATGATTGACGAAAGTAATTCAACCACAACGGGTAAGACAAAAAATATTGTAACAAAAAATAAACCATACACGTATGGTGAAGATTATTTTGATTTATATAGAACATTACCAGGTTTAGATTTTGGTTACGAATTACAATCTGAAATTGACAATGACCAAACAGATTTAATTGACGATGTTTCACCATATATTTTAGGTAGAAAAAATATCAATATTTTTATTTCACCTTCACAAGGTATTGATTATGACATACATCGTAAGTCAAGAAATTTATCATTAAATTTTGGAACACTTACATCAGGTCAAACACAAGAAATGTCTTTCGCAGAATTTGTTGAAAAAACAATTAATCAACAAATAAGAAATTCACATTCAATTAAGTATAGAAAAAATTATATTAAGTTAGAGAAAATATACGAAGACTATATTAATAGTACCGAATTTACACCTTATAATTTAATAGACATCAATGAGTTCATTAATAAAATGAGTCCATATTGGGTTCAAATTTTGGAACAATTCATACCAGCAACAACATTGTGGACTGGAGGTAATTTAATTAGTAATGGTATGTTTGGTCGTTCCAAATATCAATATAAGTACGGATGTCAACCAAAAGAATTCGTTGAAGAATTATATCCTGATTTTGAAAATGCAATTGAAGAAGATTTAGAAACATTACTTGCTGGAGAAGAAAATAATTTAGGGGTATATCAAAATTTTAGAGGACTTATACAAGTACCTAGTTTTGTTTATTATCCTGTAGTTGAAATTGACGGTACAACATATAGCGGTGCGTCGGTAACTATAAGTGGAACAACTAATGGAGGTAGTAGTGCAAAATTATTTGATTCATTTATAATAACTGGTTTAACGGGTAATACAACTATAACAGGTAGTTTACCTTTAATATGTGATTATAAAAATCATGTTAGTCCTGACACAGGATCAATAAAAACATTATGGAAAAATGCGTTGGTAAATGTCATTGATAACATTAATGGTGGATTAGGTAATTATCCGGGGTTTGATAAGAGTATAATAGTGACAGGTTCACTATATACTGAAATAGATTATACAGGTAAAACACTTTTTAATCAATACACATCATCATATAATTCTTTTAATACGGGGACTACTATAAGTCCTTTAACTGGTTCAATATTACCAAAAAAGAAAATTGAATATGAATTTTTTACTGACGTAGATGGAATTGAAAAAGTTAAATTCAATTCAATAAAAAATGATACATATGATTGTTCTGTAAATGATTATTTTGATTATAGATTTATAACAACCCCAACGGCAACGTCTTCTTGTGGAATTGATGTGGAATTTACAACAATATGTAACGATAATTTACCAATAATTTATACAGGTAGTACGGATTGTAAACTTAGTGCGGATATTATAGTTAACATAACAGGAACAACTCAATTTATTCAAAGTGGATCAATAGGTTCATATCCATCTGTTTACATTCATAAAGATACTTTTAGTAATTATTATCAAACCGATGGTTTTGCAAGTAGTAGTGCTAGTATTTTACCATTAACAAACAGTAATAGTGGTAGTATTATTTTAGGATTTGAAGAAGACGATGTTATTGATTTATTATTCACAGATGCAGCTAACTGTAACTTGAAAGTTAGAATTAATGGATTAAGTTTACAATATGTTGAATACATACATGAAGATAACCCATCAACTACGGGAGTAATAGAAGATGATATAAATGTCAACAGTCTTGGTTTTACAGTTGTCCCAAATATTGAATATAGAAACTCATATGATTATGGATTAAAATATGACACATATGTTGTTTTAAATAATGGTACAACAAAACAAGTTAAAAATGTTCAAGTAGGTGATGTTTTAATGTCAGTCACACAAAATTCACTAACAGGATTTACACATCAGCAGTTTGTAAATTTTAGTCAAGAAAATGATTACAGTGATATACATAATGCAACTGGACTAACGGTTACTTCTAAGGACACCTTAGCCTCAATAAAAAAGAATATTGTAACAGTTAGACCAATTACTGGAACTACGAATATTGAGATTGAAGTTTTACCGACAACAAAATTAAGAGTTTATACAAATAAAGATATTTCAGATAATGAAGTTGTTAGAACTAAAAGTCACTTTATTGACAATAGATATGCTGAACAATTACAAGTAAAACCTGAAACACCTGTTGAACCCTGTTGTGACCATAATGAAGATTATTACGATAATGGAGATTACTTAATTTCTAAAAATGGAGAACTTTTTGAAGTAATTTCAGTTAATTTAGAATATTGTGATGCGGATTTATATTTTAATATAAATGTCTCTCAATCGGTAACAAATTTAATTTTATTCAATGGTAATAATAATCAACAATTTATTTTACAACACAAATATGTTAAAAATAATGGAGTTGATTTACGAACACAACAATTCTTTATTGATTCTGTATGTGGTCCATTCGATACTGAAGACCCATGTTATGTAACACCACCAACAATAGAGGAACTAACGAGAACTTATGATGGAAATACTGAATGTTTAGAAGGTCGTCCGTGTTATAGTCCTTTTTTATATACAACCCCAACCCCTTTACCAACTAGTACTCCAACTCCGTTACCGACTAGTACACCAACACTAACACCTGCACCAACAGCAACACCTGCACCAACGGCAACACCAGTACCAACAGCAACACCAGTACCAACTAGTACTCCGACAACAACACCGACATTAACACCAACACCAACTGTTACACCAACTCCAACGGTAACATCAACACCAACTGTTACACCAACTCCGGTGTGTGATTTTGATGTAGATTTAACTATTATCACAAGCACACCAACTCCATTACCAACACCTACACCAGTGTGTGATTTTGATGTAGATTTAACAATCATAACTAGTACTCCAACACCTACACCGACTCCAACTGTAACACCAACACCAACACCGGTATGTGATTTTGATGTTGACTTAACAATCATAACTAGTACTCCAACACCTACACCGACTCCAACTGTAACACCAACACCTACACCAGTGTGTGATTTTGATGTAGATTTAACAATCATTACTAGTACTCCAACTCCAACACCAACTCCTACAGTTACCCCAACACCAACACCGGTATGTGATTTTGATGTAGATTTAACAATCATTACTAGCACTCCAACCCCTGAACCAACAGTAACTCCATTACCAACACCTACACCAGTGTGTGATTTTGATGTAGATTTAACAATCATTACTAGTACACCAACTCCTGAACCAACAGTAACACCAACACCAACACCAACTCCTGAACCAACAGTAACACCAACTCCAACTCCTGACCCAACCGTAACACCCACACCGACACCAACTGTAACACCAACACCTACACCAGTATGTGATTTTGATGTGGATTTAACTATTATAACCAGTACCCCAACTCCTGAACCAACAGTAACTCCATTACCAACCCCATTACCGAATTGTGATTTTGATGTAGATTTAACAATCATTACTAGTACACCAACTCCATTACCAACCAATACGCCAGTACCAACTAGCACACCGGAACCAACTGCAACAAATACACCATTACCAACAGCAACAAATACACCATTACCAACTAGCACACCGGAACCAACTGCAACAAATACACCATTACCAACACCTACACCAACGGTAACACCTAATCCTACTAGTACACCAACAGTAACTCCAACTTTAACACCAACCCCAGAACCAACTAGTACACCAACAGCAACCCCAACTTTAACACCAACTCCAGAACCAACGGCAACAAATACACCATTACCAACCGCCACACCATTACCAACTTCATTTACGGCATATATTAGTGTTGATGATGGAACAGGATCAGGAGCTAACGCATGTAATGGGGGAAACTCCACACCATATTTTGCATACACATTTAATGGATTTTTTGGAACAATGTGTGATGCTAATAGTTATATTGAAGGTAGTATTATACTAGCAGAAATAGACCCAAATGGTTATTTTTGGTTAAGTGAAGGGTCGGGACAATCAAGATATTATAAAAAATCTGGAACATCTAATAGAGCATATCCACAAGAGAGTTGTGTAAGTTGTCCAACACCAACTCCAACACCACCACCAACTAACACGCCAGTACCAACTAATACACCAACACCAACTCCGACACCTGATCCTTCTAGTTGTGAATGTCTTGCAGTTTATAATGAGTCTGGATCAAAAAGTATTATATTTCAATATGTTAGATGTATAGATGGTAACCCATCTTCATTAACAGTTGCGATTGGAGATGTAAGAACGGTATGTGTAGAGGCGAGTACGAACATTACATCAGATGACATTGCATTATTGACAGTAGTGTCTTGTGCAACACCTTGTACTGCAAATAGTGATTGTTCGGGTTGTGTTTAAAATAATTAAAATAACTAGATATTTATAAAAAGAAATAAGACATATGAACATAACATTTAAATTAACCGCAGCAACATCGGGAACCACACAATCTGGTAACTATAACATATCGGGTACAACAAGTGGTGGGGCAGCAAACGGAGTTTTTATCGCCTCAGGAATAACAAGAGCAGTACTTACAACTGGATATACCGCAACAGGTTTATCGGATTCAATAACAGGAGGAACGATTACAAGTACAGGTTCCGAAAGCGGTGGATTTTGTACAACTCAAATAGCTTGGGCCACATCCGAACCAACATCACCTTGTGAATGTTATAGGGTTTATAATGAGGATAATAGAAGTATAATATTTCAATATTATAGATGTTTAGATGGTAATTTAACCTCATTGCCTGTTACTGCAGGTTCTTCTAGGAAGGTATGCGTACAAAACGGTACAGATATAGAATCTGATGACATTGGATTATTGACAGTAGTATCTTGTGCGGACCCATGCACCACAAATAGTGATTGTGCGGAGTGTGCATAAATAATTAAAAATATAACAATATTAAAACCCCTTTATTATGAGGGGTTTTTTATTTAATTTATAGATAACACTATTTATTGGAATATGGGATTAGTTATTAGATTACATGATATAACGGGTTTTAGTACCAACTATAAAGTTGAGTTTAAAACGGGTGCAACACCTAATAGTGTTACATCTTGGCAAACTTATTCCACTAGTAGTACCACTAACACTTTAAATCTTTCAGGTACAACAATTGATGGATATTATAATCCAACATCTTGGCCAAACCAAAGAAATCCTGAAGTTTTTCCAAATCAATATAATAATTTAAAGTTTTGGGTAAGAATAACCGATAATGTGTCGGGTAACTATGTTATTGAAAATATAAACATACACGAAAAAGAATATTATTCTGATTGTATATACTGTTGTGAATTTGATGATAACCCAAGTGCATTATATGTATCTGGATTTTAAAAAAAACTATTATGTCGTTTGTTGCTAAAATTTTTGTTAATCATGATGAAGTGGGTCCCGGTTGTGGTCCCTTTGATTTGTATTCAGTAACTGATAATACGGGAATTTATGGACAAAATTGTAGTGCGAGTGTGATATCAACAACACCGTTTCTAATTGATGTACCGAGAGGAGATGGTATTACAGGTTTAACCGCAAGTACTGGATATACATTTACAGCACCATCACCACTAACGAAGAAAATACAAATACGTTTTAAAGGAGTTTGTATAGATAATCCACCATTAAGTATTTGTATTATTGGTATCCCTACACCTACACCTACACCAACCCCTAGTCCTACACCAACGGCCACACCAACGGCAACTCCAACTTTAACACCAACACCACCACCAACTAATACGCCAACTCCAACACCTACACCGACACCTACACCAACAGTTATTAATTGTGAATTTAATGGTAGTGCGGTCTACGGTAATACGTTACCAACACCAACACCAAATCCAACTAGTACACCAACAGTAACACCAACCGCAACTGCGATAGGACCAACACCAACACCGAACCCAACTGTAACACCAACAGCAACACCAACAGTAACACCAGACCCAACTCCGACGCCAGTTCAAACCACATTTAGTGGTTATGTGAGTTTATTAGATGGTCCAACGGCATGTGCTGGTGGTGAATACAGTAATGTTAATATTACTGTACTAGGTACGTCTTTATGTAACTTTACTAAAGTATTAGGATTGTCGTCACCTACATACGGTAACGTATATGGTGATATGATAGACGATGATACATACTACATTACCAATGGTACAGATTATAGAGAAATTAAAAAAGATGGTTCAGCACAAACCGGAACCGCACAAACAGC